AGATTGTTTGAACCCGTCAAAGTCCTTATTTAGATATTGTATTTGTTTAGATTCCGCCATTGCTTAAATTTATTTGAATTTCATCTTCTATATTAGTATTGATAATAGTATAACTTAAATAAATTTCAATTCTAAGATTATCGGGTCTAAGTGTTACTTCTAAATCTTGTATATCGACTGTAGGGAAATAGGATTCTACTCCACCTCTAATTAAATTATCTACCTGATCAATTATATCATCTGTTATTGGTTGGAATAATAAATCTCTTACTCCAGAACCAAAACTAGGGTTAAATACCCTTTCCCTTTTACCTGTTAAAATAAAATTTAATAAATTAGATTTTACTGTATCTTTAGTTGTAAACGTAGTGTTTATACCTGTTGAACCATCAAATGGAACTGAAATACCAATACCTGTACTAGGTTTGATATCTAAAACATCTATATTTCTAACTATATAAGGCATTATATTTTACCTTGATCTTTTAAAGTACCCATTAAACCTGAAAAATCTGGTACAGCATCAATTGAAACTTGATTTATATCGGATGTTTTTTGGTTTGATATCATTGCATCAACAGAATCTACTACTTTAGTAGGTGCTCCGGGCATGCCACCTTGGAATCCTACTGCATCTTGTGATGACATTCCACCATTAAGATTTCTCCAACCACCTTCAGCATGTGTTTGGTTTAAAACATCTGCTATTGCTCCAACACCTTCAAATAAAGGTTGTGAGGGTTTGGAAGATTGTTGTGATTTTTGAGGTGTTTCCTCAATTAGTTCAGATAATGAGTTGGTTTTTGTTTTTTGTTCTACAACCGGCTTCTGAACTGTTTTAGTTTCAGTGATAGGAGTTTGCATAATTAAAGATAATTCTTCTTTAATTACGTCTCTTACTTCCTCTCTAATTATTTTTCTAAAAGCTTCTATTTTCATGATTATAAATATTTATATATTATCTTTTTCTTCTAAATGCTGGACGTAATGTTACTTTAACTTTAGAAGGTTCCGGGCCAATTTTTATTGTGTATTTATCTCTTATATTAGGGTCACTAATACCTGTTTGAACCTCAGTTTCAGTATAATTAGATCTTAGTAGTTTTCTAATCCATGCTGGTAATGCCTGCTGTTCTATTTGTGTAAAATATGTTTCATATGGTGGTGGGGCAGGTCTTCTAGGAGGTCTATAATTTTGTGTTAATTGTTCCCAATCTATTCTAGTAGATTCTCTTAAACCTTCATACCATTGTTCTGTTTTTTTCTTAACTTCATCTACTTTTACAGGATTAGGATCAATAGTACTCAGTACTTGTTCTTTTAATGTATTAAATAATTCCGTATCAGACAAGTTTTGTGAACCAGGAGATTTAAGAAGATTACTTATAGTTTTTGAATCCACTGAGTTCAGTATTGAGAATGTATTTTTTATAGCTTGTACTTTAGGATCATTATCTTGTTGTTCCTGTATTATTTCACCTAATATGGTAGTAGTATCTATAAATCTACTATTAGACTCTCCATCTTGTATACTACTAGCACCTAAAGTATCCCCATCTCCCATATAAGGATCCTTAACAAAAGCACCTCCTCCTATTCTTGTTTCTATAGGTTCATTTGGATTAATAGGTTTGCCTTCTATTTCATTTCCTGCCTGACCTGAAGATATATTACCGATAGATCTATTATTTGCCCCCGCTTTTAAATTATTAAGTAATAATGGGTTTGTACCTAAATCTTCTGCTATATTAATAGCTTCAGAATCACTTATTTGATTTGGTTCTTTATCAAGTGTATTAATCCCTATAATTCCTTGATTTACTCTAACTTTTACTTTATATTTTAATTCATTAATTATACCTGGTAGGTCATCAGAAAAGGTTAGTTCAGTAGCTGCTACTATATTATTTTCAGAATCTAAAGCTATACCTCTTCTTCTAAGAAGATCTTCTTTATTTTTATCTATTGGTTTATCTTCTTGAATTTTTAAAGTATAACCTAAAAATATTTCTTGGAAGTTACCAAATGCATCTTCAGGATCGGCTACACCTTGATTATCTAAATATATGTCATCTGCGGATTGAATTAGAGGACCATGTTTTGCAGCATTAAATTTATTAAAGGTATAATACTGAAGTCTGCTTCTAAAATCTTGTCCTAAAGTATCTTCAAATGAAATTCCTGTAGCTAGTGAAGATAATTCTCCATAAAATAAAAGATTACCATTTTCATCATACCCAAATACAGTATCAGGGAATATTAATAGATTACCATTTTCTAATCTTACAAATGTTTGGGCTCCTGTTCTATTAGATACTGCTGCTCCAAACTGTCCTTGTTCAAATTTATTTAAACCAGGTATTCCTTCTATTAATTGTACATAAGATAAATAAGCATCTTTATTTGCTCTATCTATTTGTGATTGTAAATCATCTTGAGCTCTATTAACTTTACGGCAGCTATCTAATGTAGCAGATAATTTAGCTGTTTCTACTATAAATCCTTCCAAATAGAACCTAACAAACGTTAATAACCCTATTGTTATATCAAATTCTTTAGCTATTTTAGTTAGCAAATCAATAGCTCTACTAATAGCTTCTACTAATGTTTTTTTAGAATTAGTTGGTGCTTCAACTAATTTCATAGGGAAGAATGGTGGTATTGGAATAGTTCCTATGAATATTTGAAGAATTTTTAATATTACTCTTATTACTTTTAAAACTACTATTATTATCTTTATAATAGTATTAATGGTAACTATAAGGGCTAAAATAAAATCAATCATTCCAGCAATTGTCCTAGCAGTGGAACTAAGCCATCTAAAAACATTTGCTAAATCTTCAAATGGTATAAAATCTCTTAATGATCTATTTATATCTTCAATTTCCTTTTTAAATTTTTCCTGTATAGCAAATTTTATATTAGTAAAGGGAATAATTTGTCTATAGGCTTCTCTTAAAGTTCTTGATTTAGAAATTGCTTCCTCCACTGTTAAGCCACTGGATAATACTTCTCCTACTGTTTGAATAGTATCAGTAGGTCTGGAGGTTCTGCTGTTAATATCTTTTACTTCATCTGCTATTTGTTGTAATGCTTTTTTAAATTTGGATACACCTTTTATTGAAGATGGAAGTCTTTTTATAATGTTTAATAAAGTAATAAAATCTAAATTTCTTAAGTCATTTGCTATGTCAACTAAGTCATTACCTATATCTTTAGTATCAGCAGCAAGTTTTCTTTCACCCGATAATTCAAAGTTTTGGAATGTAGCTAAAATAGGTTCTCCTGTTTCATCTATAAGGGGATTTCCTTGATTATCTTTTGCAAATGGGGGTTTTTGAGGATTTATACTTTCTACAGCTATAACATAACTAATACCTAACCTTACCCCTGTGTTTGGATCTACATAAGGACTAGAATTAACTATTGGTCCTCTCATTGTAGCATCAGCATCTATAGTAGTATTTTCTGTTTGTCTTATAGTAACATATACACCATTAGCAAGTTTACCTTTTTCTGGTTTTTCAGGATCCTCTGATAAAGTGGCTAATCTAATATTGCCTCTCTGAAATGGGATAGATTCTAATTCTTGTGTTAAAAGATCAATTTCAGTAAAGGCTTGTATTTCAAAATCACCTTCTATAAGTGAAGAATTTCTAAAAGTACCTACTATTCGATCTATAAATTCTTGTGCATCTCCAAGGACATTTGCTACAGGGCTATCAGCAGGGAAAACTTGTGATACAATAAATTGAAGTGGGTTACAAACATCATATGTATTAATTACTTGAAGAGTTCTAGTTGTATTAAGTAATGAAGGATTTGAACCAATATTTCTAATGCTGGCCGTTAGTTTTTTTCTTTCTGTGCTTTTTCTAAAGTCTGCAGGTTCTATTTCTAAACCTCGTGCAATATCTTCTGCAGCTGGTTTACCATATATAATAATATTAGACACATCTTGTAAACCTTTATTGAATTTACTTAGGGAATTATAAGCATTCTCTAATATCTTTTTTGGTTCACCAGCATTTCCTTTGCCTATGTCTGCACTTATTGCCATTATTATTGTATTTTAACTTTTTCGGATAACGTATCTATTAATATTTCATTTAAAGCTACTGCGGAAGCTAATAAAGCATCACCTGCCCTGTTTACAGTTGCTATATCCACATTATTTGAATCTGTAGCTGCTTGTAATTGAGGGGCTACTTGTGTAGTTATTACTATTAAAAATTGTTGTAATACTGCTACAAGAATATCACCTTTTACGCTAGGATGAGAAGCTTCTAATCCTAAATCTATTTGGGGGGAGTTTATTATTGTTTTTCCACCACTATCTACATTAAAAGTACCATTAGTAGATATACCTACTGCTTTATCGGCAATTATAAAAGCAGAATCTTTTTTACCGTTTAATATTACTCTATCAGAATCAATTATAATTTGTTTTCCTCTATAAGGAAATTCGGGTTTATAACTGAGGCCTTCAGGTGCCTTATTAGAAGATAAAGTTTCTCTACGAGTTGGGTTATTATCTGTATTAAAACTTGGGATTTCGCTACTATCAAATCCAGCTGCCTCAAATTCAGGTATTCCTTTATTTTCAAGCTCCTTCATCATCCTTTTTGCCTTTCTTCTTTTCTTTCCTCCAAAAAGAGCATAAGTCATTCCTTCAGGAACACCCATAAATTGTTGGTACCACTCAAATATATCAAAAATTATTTCTATCATTATATATCGTTTTCTCCTACTCTATATTCATCTCTTATATTTTGTTCTTCACTAGTAACATTAGATCTAGTTCTTGCATCTTCATCAGATTTATTTAATTCACTTATTTTATCTAGCTCTTCATTAAATTTTTCTTTATATTTTTCTCTAAACAATTCCTCAGTACTTAAATCAGGTTCCTGGTTGATAGAATCAATAGGGTTATTTATATCATCTAATTCTTTAGGTGATGCATCAGGGTCTACTATGTCTACCTCTTGAAGAAGTTTTGTAGTATTTGCCTCAGGTATTCCATCAAGTTGAAAAGATGCACGTCTAAATGAACCATATAATATAGGGATAGTTTGTCCCGATGTTAAATAAATTGATGAATCATCATTTTGAATATCTTCATAAATAGGAAACCAATTATTGAAATCTAAATCTAATTGGGATTGACCATTTCTTAAAATAGTAATAGGTTGACCATTTTCTCCCACTGAGCTCCAAGGACTTTCTACATCTTTACTTCCAGAGGGTTGTTTTGATGTTGAGCCAAATCTAAGTGAATTTCCAAATCTTCCCTCTATTATAACATCTCCTTCATTAGGAAATAAATTTCTTATATCTGATTTTTCTTCAAAAATATTTCCTGGTTTGGGTTCATTTATTTGGTTATTTTCATTATTTCCAATTCCTTTTTCTACATCAGTAAGGGGTACAGTATCAGTATTTTTACTAGTAGATGAATTTGAAGGAAGCATATTTAAATGACTTCTTCCCCAAATTGAAATAGCATTCATATAATAAAAGTCTATAGCATCACTATTTTCCTCTAAGGCTATATCTCTAGAAGGACCAGCTATTATAAAAACTATTTCATTAACTAAAGGAACTTTTCTAACATTATTATTAAGAGGGTAAGCAATAGGTCCTTGTGGAAAATCTTCTTTAGAGGTACTATTACCTAATAGTTCAAATTTAATAGCTCCAATATTGGCAAATTCTCCTGTAGTTTGGAATATAGATTTCCCATTAGTAGATGTAACTAAAGATATATCTATAACTCTAGCAGGTAGTAAACCTCCATTTTGTATTACAGATATTGGATTACTATTAGGTACAAATGCTGAGTTCCCTATGGTGGGAAATTGATTATTAACTGGCATGTTTGGCCTCTTCTAATTTAGGTACTTCTATTTTATTATATTCATTGCTCTTTGGACAATACCTGCCATTTTAATTAGAGCATCATCATTTTTAATAGCCAATTCCATATATTCTTTAATTAAAGGAACAATCATTGTTGCCTCACCAGGTGAAGTGATTAGTGGTTTTAAACCCTCTATTAAAGAACGAAGTTGAACTTCTTTATCTTTTTGGTTTGTGTGTATTTCTTTTAAGAGATCAGCAAAGTTTTTCTTCCCGAATAATTTTATACTTGAAAAATCCATAATTTATGCTTTGGATATAAATATGGATATATAGAAAAGTTAGAATTTCATACTGACATACCCATGCTCACTATATTGATTCATTAATTTAAGATAAATTTTTTTCATCTTTTTAATTACTTTAGTAATTTGGGGTGTAGATTGGTCAGTCATTTCACGTATATAAATATATATAGCTTTTTTATTAAATAATTCTATATTTTCTCTTTTACGGAATAATTCCAATATAGCATCCGCTGTTTTAGCATCTTCGGGTTTTGGAAAGTGATCAAATAGATATAAATCAAAATATCTAAGTAGGTACTCTATGAACTCTGTAGCTCTATCCATAGGTTCATCTGGTGAGTAATTGTTGGTTAAGTCAATGACTATGGATTGGTCTGTATCAACGGCTTCAACACTTGTTTTTTGTTTTAATTTTTTATAATTATTATTATTATAAAGTATTAAATATCTTTTTGCTATAGTACCAAAATAGGAAAACGCTTTACCTTTACCTTGTTTATATAAATGAAGTTTTTCAAGTAAAAATGTTATTACCTCGTGTTGTAAATGTTGAATTGTATCTACTTCTGTATAGTAAAATTTAAATGTATGTATAATATTTTCTGTTAATTTAAAAAAAGCATACTTTATACGTGCATTATAAATAGCATTACGTTTATCTTGATCTGTTTCATTAACATATTCAATGATAGCATCTTCTGTATCTTGGGTAAAATATTGGTTTTTGGTTTTTGGTCTTCTTTTCCTTAAAGTACCTTTTTTAGTATATTGAGGTCCTTCATCTTTTTGGGGTACAGCTAGAATTTTACCCTCAAGAGATTCATCTAATGGTGTAATCATTTACTTATGGTTGATGTTGTATTCGTTGATTAGCTCTTGAATCTCTTTTATACCTTTAAAAAACCATCCTATTTCATCATCGGATTGAAATATTTGTTTTGAATCTATTTCTTTAATTTTTTTATTTGACTCCGACATTAGATTAGATATAGTTTGAATATACTCATTTTGAGTATTAATTATATCTTCTTGTCTTTCATTTTTTCTAAGTAAATTCCAAATTATATAAGAAATTGTACCAAAAATTAGAAGTCCAACATTAATTAAAATTATTATAGTGGTTGTAGTCATTAGAGATTCTTAACTAAATTCATTAAATTATCATTATCAGAACCTATTTTATCAAAGTTTTTATTAACTCGATCTTGCTTTGTTTGTTTTGGTTTTGGTTGATCACCGAAAGTATCTAACCATTCCCTTTCAAATTCAATCCTAGCGGCCATAAGGTCTGCCTGGTGTAAAATAAAAGGAAGTGAAGTACGTGGTTTAGTTTCGGGCATATAACCTTTAAGATAAGGTTGATTTGCATCATCATATAAACCATCGTGTGTTTTAATAGCAATCCATTCATTTGAAGTTAATTGGATTCCCGCCTGTTGTAATAAGAATAAACCTCTGTCTGGTACAGTCATATATTCATTATTAGTATTAAAGGTGTACATTTCACCCAAATTTTTCTTTCTCCATTCATCTTTAGATGGTAAAACGGCAACATGTTCTAATGTTCCTATTTTACCTAAGTCATGGTTTAAAGCGGCAACAAACAATTCCTCTTCTGTATAGGTATCTTTTGTTCCCATTTCCTGCCACACCTTATGAACCTTAAATGCAGCAGTTATAACACGTATAACGTGATCAACATAACCCCCCGGGAAGCAATTATGATACGCTTTTTTATGAGAAGCAGGTAATAAAGCAATTCTTTCGTCTAGTTTATTATAGAAATCTAGAAACTGTTGTTTACGTTCGCCTTCAACATATTTTTCAATACCATTCAAAAGAACGTCGTAATTACTTTTTATTTGCTCCGCTGTTAAAACCATGTTTATTCTTGTGTTTCGTTATTTAGATAAGTTTGAGATTGTTCAATAATTTCTTTTATTTTATCAATTGTCTCATTAACTTGTCTTTGTTCACCTCTTTGAGCATTGTGTTTTACAATGTTAAGCTGGTTTTCAATTTTTTCAAAATTTCTTTGTATTAAATCTTTATATCTCATAATAAAATTCTAAGAGGATTTCAAGTGCTTCCTCTATCGTGTTAAATATACGATTGCCTCCTAAGTTCTCCAAATCACTACTAGGAAGAATATAAAAACCTTCTTCTGGTCTTTTAGTGAAATATATTACTGGGTAGCTTTCTGTTTTTAAATTTCTTTCAATCCAATCTCCCATATATTCATTTTCATCAACATCAATCTCTTTAAATGGAATTTTTAAATGGTTGAGTGCTCTTTTTAAAGTAATACAGTAAGTACAGTATGGAAGTGTATATAACGTGATATCCCCTACCCCTTTTATTTCTATTTCCTTAACCCCCATTTCATAAATATTTAATTTTTTAAATCTCTCGTATCTAA